GACAGGCACAGGAATGCTGGCATCGGGATCCAAGTGGAAATTCGTACCATCGAACGTGAACAGCTTGATGTCTCCAGCCTGGACATCACCGGGAAGCAGGCGGTCACCGCCGTTGGTTCTGACCGGCTCATTGGTGAAAGTATTGACGTTGATCACCGTGTCGGCAGTGCACGTGTTGGCGATCTTGACGAGGAAGATCGTGCCGGCGACCAGCGTGGTGATCGGCGGGGCAAAGTTGGCGGTGATGATGTTCGGTGTGATCGAGCTGTCGACGGCGTAGGGGATATTGTTGAAGTTGTTGATAACGCTGCCTGACGAGGCACCACCGAGATAGTTCACCATTTGCCAGACGGTGCCGTCCCAAACAAGGTCGACAATGCCAGCAGCTGGCAAGTCACCGGGTTGCGTGTTGCTGCCATCTGGTCTGCGGACGGGAGCGCGACCACATCCGGCGTCCAGGCTGGAGCCTCCGGTATTGGTGGCATAGACCAACACCCGTAGCGGCAGACCCAGCGTGTAAGACTGCAGTGGCGGATCAAGCGCCACCGACATGGTGTTTACCGAGCCGGTATCTTTGACGAAGTTAACTCGTTGCGAGCGGGTGGCCTGAGTCAATTGCGTCAAATCAGCATCGGTCGGGATGTACCCGTTCGCGCTGATAACTTCGACGATTTCGCGCTGTGGATATTCGATCGCCGCGGCCGGTGGGATCGAGCCTTGTCGACCGATGGAAGGATCGCCATTGATGTAGCCGGCATTTGGGTCGCTGACGCCATAGGGAGCTTCGTATTTCATTATGGTGTTCCCTGCATTGGTCCGCCTGCGGCGAGGCTGGAATAGTCAAAAACCACTTCGGTGTGGGCCGGCTTCCATCTGTTAAACAGGCAAGCCAGATCGGGCGCGGTCATGATCTTCACATGCGGATCGACACCGCATTGGCTCGACGCGCAGCGAAACCAGATGACACCGGCAGTTGCCGGTTCGATCGACCAGTAGAACCGCATTTCCGGCGGCCCGATTTCCCAGCGATAGAAGCCATCTTGATCGCGTGTGTCGCCACAACGCGATACCCCAGCCATGAACGGTGCGAATTCGTGAAAATGGATGGTGAAGCCGAGCCAATCTTCTGCGACATGCTGGAAAAACGTGCGGCTCTGGCCGCCGAGCATGGTCATGACCATGAGCAGCATCTTGTGACGTTCTTCGATCGTGGTCGCTTCTGGGAAACATGGGTCTGGTAATCCCCAGGCCCGTTCCCAATCCGGCAACAACTCGATCGTCTGCCGCGGATCGCTCTCGCGCTCTAGCAGATCAGCGGCGCGCCCGTCGACGAAACCCCAATACTGCGCCAACCCTGCACAGGCTTGGGCCAGTCTCGAAAAGGCATGGCGAGGCCATGCTTGCCCACGCGGCAGCAACGCAAGAAATGCATGTGCATAATCTTCGCCATTGCGGCGAACATGCCGATCAAGCGGTGGAGACGGCAACGTTCTATTGCGCATAGAAAATATCGCCGAGCACGCCGATATTGCCAGGGCTCTGCATGATATCGTCTTGATTGTTTGTCAGATCGAAAGACACGACACCCGCCGCAGTCAGGATAGCGTATGATTTCCAGGCGGCGTACATCGTCTGGCCAGGCGCCTGTGTCTCATAAAATATATTTTGCAAATTGACTTCAATTGCAGCACGAACATCGGACGTATCCGGATTCAAGTTATAAATATGCACATCACAACGCTGCGGAATCGGTGCGACAGCAAAGAAATCTTTAACCGCGACCGGTCGCACCGTGTTGAGATAAGTCGCTACGTTATTGATATCAGTTTGCGTCGGGAAACCGCCTTGATCGGCGCGCAGATCGTCCAACATGAAGCGAACCGTGCAGGTGCCAATTCCCATTTCATTGGGAAACGACCAGGCACGAGTCACGCCGGGGACCGCCAAGGTCCACTGCACATAATCCTTGGCATCACCGCCCATCGGCGGTTGTCTGATTCGCAGCAAGACACGAGCTCGCAGTTCATCGTCGGTTTCCGGCTCTGTCCCTCCGTCGACTGAAATGACGGCAACGTTGGTATCGACACCCGCCGGTGGCGATGCAAATTCCATAAATGAATCGGACAATAAATTGCCTTGCGTGCCAGGCTCCAGTGCCACGACTGGAATCGATGTCGGTCCCGTGCCAATAAAAACCTGCAATGTCGTTTGATAGTTGTGGATGCCCACAATGCCGACCGTAGTCGTGCTAGCGTGCAATATACTTCCGAGGGGCACAACGGAGCCGATTACGCCAGTCGCCAAGACAGTGCCAGTAGCAAATGTCGCTTGCTTTCGGCCAACAGTCCCGTCGGCATTCACCAGCCATATCTGGCCGTGTCGATCTAGCCATTCCGTCTCGGCGGTGTCGGGTAGAAGCTGCAATGCCAACCAATCAACATATTGCAGAGTGAGATGACAAAGAGCACCCATTACGTCGGACAGTACGCGCAGAATGGAATTCGCCGGCGTCGCATCGGAGCCAGGCAAAGCACCGCGAATGCTATCTCGCACGAGACCGCGAACGGTCGCGAGAGTTGGCGTCGACCATGGCATTAAATTAATCCTGTGTGGACCAGCGTTGTTCTTCCCAAGCAATTTGATAACGAAGCTGAATAGCTTGCTTGGGCCCGCGGTAAATCACGATGGTTGCCGTGATAGTCTGCTTGTCAGTGCGCTGTGCAGTGGCGGTGAATGTGGAGCAAACGCCTGCAGTAACGAATGGCTGAATGGCATCGTGAATGTAATTGATCACCTTGCCGATCGTTGCACCCTGGCGCGAATTCGGAGATTCAATCGCCGACCGACTTAACAACCAAAGCCTTGATCCGATGTCCCAACCATTCCAAATGATGTCCGCATCCAGGTCGCCCCACCATCCATTTCTATCGCTGGAGTCAGGATCCGGTAAAATATCGTCCTGATCGGCAAGCCCATTAGTGCCCAGCGCAACCATAATCGCAGTTGCGAGCCCTTGCGTATCGTCGAGCGTCCCATCATCAAGCAGGAGCCAATCAAGCACCGCCGAATAAAACGGCGTCCCCGGATGCGTCGGAGGATATTGATTGGTCTGGATAAGACGGACGTCTGGATCGGGACTCATGATGATTACCCGATACGGCCTGGCACATTGATGGTCGGCCCTTTGACCGTGACAATCAGCGCGTACTTGCCTTTGCTCTTCGAGCCGCCGCAGTAAAACTTGGAGTCGCTGCTTACCTCGGCGAGGACGGTGCCCTGGTTCTGCGACGAGCCGCCACTCCCGCCACTGCTGCCGGCCTTGCTTCCGCCACCTCCGCCACCTCCTCCTCCGCCGCCTTGCGCCATAATGAGTTGCACGATCTTGCCGGCAGCTCGGGTCGAGTCTTTCGTGATATCGAAGAACATCTTGGCTTGTGTGTTTTTGTCCTTCAGCGACTTTTGACCGTTTTTCATTCCGCCAGAGCTACTGAAAGAGTTGGTGCCGCTCGTCGCGCTGCCAGTGCCGCCCGAATCGTAAAGCGTCGGGACGCCGGGAATCGGCTCCGTCAGCGGCTCCGTGATGTCACGAATTTTGCCAAGTGCGAACGCCGCTAGCGCCGCCTTATGCGCGGGACCGCCAGGCTCCTGAGCTGTCTGTTGGGCCTGGTAACTTTGACTCGTCGTATCTTTTTCTGAGCTCTCATCGAGCAACGCCATGCGCATGGTTTGATCGTTCGGGGCGGAGTGATAGACACCATCGCTCGCCATGTGCACTTGCTGTTTTCGACCTTGCGTCGAGAACATGCCGCTGTCACCGCCGTCCAAACCCATCATGCGATGACGCCGATCGTCCATCGGGCCGGCGACCGGGAATGAGCGATTGCCGCCCATGAAGGAAAGAAACGTTTCGGCACTCCCCACCATGCTGCCGATCTTGTTCTTAATCGCGTCCGTGACCACCGATGTGAAGCCGAAATTCTGCGGCGCGTTAATCGCCTTGCGGAATTCGTTGATCATGGCGGCGCCGTCGAACGACTGA